TGCGGGGGTCATTGTCGTGTTCATGGCCCAAACATACGGCCTTGCCCGGCGGCTTTCCCCGGCTGCGGTTTGTGTGGCTAACCGTACAAGCGCCGCGCGTTGTCTCACTCCCCCCATCCCCGCAACCATAAGGCTCCAGACAGTTTTCTAACGGAGCACGGCTCATGACAGTGAAAGCAAAGCGTTTCCGCATCGGGGTGGAAGGTGCCACCACCGACGGACGCGAAATCCAGCGCGAATGGCTGGAACAGATGGCGGCGAGTTACAACCCGACGGTCTACACCGCGCTGATTAACCTTGAGCACATCAAGTCTTACTCCCCGGACAGCGCCTTTAACCGCTACGGCCAGGTGACGGCACTGGTTGCCGAAGAGATCAAGGACGGTCCTCTGGCAGGCAAAATGGCGCTGTACGCCGACGTGGAGCCGACCAGCTCCCTGGTTGAGCTGGTTAAAAAAGGGCAGAAGCTGTTCACCTCCATGGAGGTCAGCCCGAAATTTGCCGACACCGGTAAAGCCTATCTTGTCGGCCTGGCTGCCACCGACGATCCGGCAAGTCTCGGCACCGAAATGCTGGCATTCAGCGCCAGTGCCGCCCATAACCCGCTGGCGAACCGCAAACAGAAACCGGACAACCTGTTTTCTGCCGCTGAAGAAACGCTGATCGAACTGGAAGAAATCCAGGACGATAAGCCCTCCCTCTTTGCCCGCGTCACCGCCCTGTTTACCAAAAAAGAGCAGACCGACGACGCGCGATTCTCTGACGTGCATCAGGCCGTGGAGCTGGTCGCTACCGAGCAGCAGAACCTGAGCGAACGCACTGCCAAAACCCTTACCGAAAATGGCGAACGCCTGTCCGCGCTGGAATCCTCTTTACAGGAACAGCAGGCGGCCTTTGCTGAGCTGGAGCAAAAGCTCAACCGCGAAGACAGTCGCAGAGACTATCGCCAGCGCGCGCCGGGCGGTGACGCCCCGGCTGGCACCGTGACCAATTGCTGAGGAGCAAACCAACACATGAAACAGAAAACCCGCTTTGCCTTTAATGCCTACCTGCAGCAGCTGGCGCGCCTGAACGGTGTGGCCATGACCGAGCTTGCCAGCAAATTCACCGTGGAGCCGTCGGTATCCCAGACGCTGGAAGATGAAATCCAGCAGTCCGCCGCGTTTCTGACGCTGATTAACGTGATGGGAGTGGCTGAACAGTCCGGCCAGCTGCTGGGGCTGGGCGTTGGCAGCACCATTGCCGGAACCACCGATACCACCACCAAAGAGCGCGAGCCAACCGATCCGACGCTGATGGCGGACGTGGAATACAAATGCGAGCAGACCAACTTCGACACGGTGCTGACCTACGCGAAGCTGGATCTGTGGGCCAAGTTTCAGGACTTCCAGGTGCGTATCCGCAACGCCATCGTCAAGCGCCAGGCACTGGACCGCATCATGATCGGCTTTAACGGCGTGAAGCGAGCCAAAACCTCTAACCGTGGCGAGAACGTCCTGCTGCAGGACGTGAACAAGGGCTGGCTGCAGAAAATCCGCGAAGACGCGGCGGACAACGTGCTGGGCATTAAAACGGCAGACGACGGCACCGTGACCATCGAACCGGTGAAAGTCGGCAAGGGTGGTCTGTACGCTAACCTCGACGCGCTGGTGATGGATGCGGTCAACGAGCTTATCGATCCGATTTTCCAGGACGATGACGAGCTGGTTGTGGTCTGTGGCCGCGAGCTGTTGTCGGACAAGTATTTCCCGCTGGTCAACAAAGAGCAGGAGAACAGCGAGAAAATCGCCGCCGATCTGATCATCAGCCAGAAACGCATGGGTGGCCTGCAGGCCGTGCGCGCGCCGTACTTCCCGGCCAATGCTGTGCTGATCACTCGTCTGGATAACCTGTCCATCTACTGGCAGGAAGACACCCGCCGCCGCTCGGTTATCGACAACCCGAAACGTGACCGCATCGAAAACTTCGAATCGGTGAATGAGGCCTACGTGGTCGAAGACTATCGCTGCGCGGCCCTGGTGGAAAACATCGAAATCGGTGATTTCAGCATGCCCGCTGCACCGGACGTCGGGGAGTAACGCATGAGCCTGAGTCCCGCACGGCAGCACCGCCTGCGCATTCAGGCCGAGCAGGCCGCCCGGGAGGGCGGCAGTGTTCGCCATGCGTCGGGTTATGACCTGATGCTGCTCCAGCTGGCAGAGGACCGTCGCCGCCTCAAGGGCATTCAGTCCACGGTGAAAAAGGCGCAAATCAAGGTGGAGCTGCTGCCGCGATACACCGCCTGGGCGGATGGCGTGCTGGCAGCCGGAGGCGCGCAGCAGGATGACGTGCTGATGTACGTGATGCTGTGGCGTATTGATGCCGGGGATTATGCCGGTGCGCTGGAAATCGGGCGTCATGCCCTGCGCCATGGCTGGGTGATGCCGCTCGGCAATCGCAACGTGCAGACCGTGCTGGCCGAAGAAATGGCCGACGCGGCGCAAAGCGCAATGCTCGCCGCTGCACCTTTTGATGCCGATCCGCTGCTGCAAACGCTGGAGCTGACCACCGGGCAGGATATGCCGGACCAGTCACGGGCACGTCTGCACAAAGCCATCGGCGCGGTGCTGAGCGAGAACAATCCGGCATCGGCCCTGAATCACCTCACGCATGCGCTCCAGCTGGATTCCCGCTGCGGTGTGAAGAAAGACAAAGAGCGGCTGGAGCGCAGACTGCGCAACGACCGCTGACGGAACGTGCCCCGCGCACGGGCGGCACGGGATGGCGACAGGCTTTGCCTCATCAAAATCCCGTCCACCGCCCACTAATTCAGGAGAACACCGCATGAAGTTTGTTGCGCCCGAACCGGCACCGGAGCAGGCGGAGGTCATCAAAAACACTCCGTTCTGGCCGGATGTGGATCTGTCGGAGTTTCGCAGCGTGATGCGCACTGACGGCACGGTGACGCAGCCGCGTCTAAAGCAGGTGCTGCTGACCGCCATTTCCGAAGTGAACGCCGAGCTGTTCGACTTCCGCAACCGCCAGCGAATGCTGGGGTTTCAGGCACTGGCGGAGGTGCCGTCGGACGTGCTGGACGGCAAAAGCGAGCGCATCCAGCACTATCACAACGCCGTGTATTGCTGGGCGCGCGCCGTGCTCAATGAGCGCTATCAGGACTATGACGCCACGGCGTCAGGCGTGAAGCGAGGGGAAGAGCTGGCGGAGGCCAGCGGCGACCTGTGGCGGGATGCGCGCTGGGCCATCAGTCGGGTGCAGGACGCCCCGCACTGCACGGTGGAGCTTATCTGATGAAAGTGCGTGCGCACCAGTATGACACGGTGGACGCGCTGTGCTGGCGTCACTACGGGCGCACGCAGGGTGTCACGGAGCAGGTATTACGTGCCAATCCGGGGCTGGCTGAACACGGCCCCTTTTTACCGCACGGGCTGCAGGTGGAGCTGCCGGATCTCCCGGCATCAACCACCGCGCAGACCGTCCAGCTATGGGACTGAATCATGACGCTTGAGAGAGTCAGCGCCTTTATCACTTACTGCATCGCCGTGCTGCTGGCCTGGCTGGGCGACCTGTCGCTCAAGGATGCGTCAACGGTCGGCGGCGTGCTGATTGGCTTGCTGATGCTGGCGATCAACTGGTACTACAAACACCAGTCTTTCAAACTGCTGCGCGGCGGCAAAATCTCGCGGGGGGAATATGAATCCTTCAATCGTTAAGCGCTGCCTGGTTGGGGCGGTGCTGGCTATCGCCGCCACGCTGCCCGGCTTTCAGTCGCTGCATACCTCCGTGGACGGGCTGAAACTGATTGCCGATTATGAAGGCTGTCGCCTGCAGCCGTATCAGTGTAGCGCGGGTGTCTGGACCGACGGCATCGGCAACACGTCCGGCGTGACGCCCGGCAAAACCATCACCGAACGGCAGGCGGCGCAGGGGCTAATCAGCAACGTGCTGATTGTCGAACGGGCGCTGGAGAAGTGCGTCGTGCCGCCGGTGCCGCAAAAGGTCTATGACGCCGTGGTGTCATTTGCCTTCAACGTCGGCACCGGCAGCGCCTGCAGCTCCATGCTGGTGAAACTGCTCAATCAAAAGCGCTGGGCGGATGCCTGCCGCCAGCTTCCGCGCTGGGTGTACGTCAAAGGCGCGTTTAATCAAGGGCTGGATAACCGCCGCGCGCGGGAAATGGCCTGGTGCCTGAAAGGGGCAGGGGAATGACTCGCACTCTGGCGATTATGCTCGCTCTGGTTATTGCTGCGCTGGGCTGGCAGTCGTGGCGGCTGAACAATGCCCGCCACACTATCGAGACGCAAGGCGAACAGCTGGAGGTTAAAGCGCAGGACCTGGCGAAGAAAAACAGCCAACTGATCGGCCTTTCCATTCTGACCGAAACCAACAGCCGGGCGCAGATGCGGCTTTATGCGGCAGCGGAGCAAACCACCGCGCTGCTACGCAACCGGCAGCATCGGATTGAGGAACTGAAACGTGAGAACGAAGTTTTACGCCGCTGGGCTGACACTCCTTTGCCTGCTGACATTATCCGGCTGCGGGAACGTCCGGCCCTCGCCGGAGGTGCAGCTTACCGTCAATGGTTGTCCGAGAGTGACGCCGTGCAGCCTGAACCCGTCAGCGCCGCGCACTAACGGCGACCTGAACGCGATGCTGGATGAAACCGAGGCCGCCTGGGCGGTCTGTGCTGACAAAGTGGACACGATAGTGACGTGTCAGGAGCGAAACAGTGAACAAGCCGCAGTCCTTACGCCGCGCCCTTAATAAGGCGATACCCTATGTGCGCGATAACCCGGACAAGCTGCATCTGTTCGTGGATAACGGTTCCCTGGTGGCAACCGGCGCGCTGTCTATGTCGTGGGAATATCGTTACACCCTGAACGTGGTGATCGAGGATTTCAGCGGTGACCAGAATCTGCTGATGGCACCGGTGCTACTGTGGCTGAAAGCTAATCAGACAGATGCCATTAATAACCCCGTCCTGCGTGAAAAACTGTTCACCTTTGAGGTAGATATTCTGCGCAACGACGTGTGCGATATCAGCCTGAACCTGCACCTGACGGAGCGCGTGCTGATCAGCACCGATGGCGGGATCTCGACGGTTGAGGCGGAGCCTGAACCCGACGAACCAGAAGAAATGTGGACGGTGAAACGTGGATAATCTGCATAAAGTGGACGCCTGGCTGGCAGCACTGCTGGCGAATCTGGAGCCTGCCGCACGTCAGCGCATGATGCGGGAGCTGGCGCAAGAGTTGCGCCGGAATCAGCAAAACAATATTCGGCTGCAGCGCAACCCGGACGGAAGCGGATACGAGCCGCGTAAAGTCACGGCCAGAACGAAAAAGGGGCGCATTAAGCGGCAGATGTTTGCGAAGCTGCGCACGGCTAAATACCTGAAAACTGCAACCAGCGCGGATTCAGCCAGCGTGCAGTTTGCAGGGATGGTGCAGCGGATTGCGCGGGTGCATCATTACGGATTGCGGGAAAGAACCGCTGCCAGAGCCCCCGCAGTCCGTTACGCAGAACGCCAACTGCTTGGTATAAACAATGAACTGGAAATTTTTACTCAAGATACATTTTTGAGATGGATAAGAACATAATTGAGTACAAATTTTAGCTATCGCAATTAAAATTTAAAATTTAACGGGTGATTAACGCTTATCTCTCTTAGTCGTCCCTCTTTTATTGTGTAGTTTCCTCTTTTTGATATTAACTTCCCACCACATTTACATAGTTTATTATGAGTAATGGTTTTATTAACTATAATGAAGTCCCTTTTATCGAATAACGCGATGACTTCTTCCGTATTACCACATTGATTACATATCACTGTGAGATTAGGTAGGTCAGTGTATGGAATAAGATCGTAGCCGCAACGGTCAGTTGCGATGTAATGGCCTAGGAATGGGTAACCCCTACTTTCGGATACATCTCTGTATGTGTTAGTGATGCCTGCTATTAAATTCAATATCTCATCATATTCTCGAGCGTTTCTCATAGTTACCCAGCATTCTCTGTCTTCATAACTGTACTCTCGGCCTGCAACACAAATAGCTGTTAAATAAGGTTCATCTGCTAGGTAAATTTTCATGTACCTTTCGGCTTCGGACAACCCATTCTCTTTTAGATCAGTGTTCAGGGCAAAAATAACAGAGCGAGGTCTGCTGATTGGTTGATGGATTGTTTCATTCTCATCTTTTAAATGATCTTGAAGGTATGTGAAACTTGTGTTGACCAGTTTTGCGCTCGCATGAGCTGTTTTTAATTCTCGAGAATTTAACTTTGTTTTAACTTCAATGGTATATAACACAGATTCAATTGGGAATAGACCTACACTTTCATCGATTAGTATCGGCGGTAGTATTGCTTTGTTGTAAATGACAATGTCAATTTGAGGTGAAGGAGTATTACCGTAAGCATCAATTATCTGACCTGTGCCAATTCCAATATCAGCTGGTAAAAGTGGTCTAAAAAGTTTACTTAATAAAATCTCAAGAACAGCTCCTTTCACACCTTTATGTGTGATTTTGGCAGCAGCCCTTGCTTGGGCAATGGCTGCTGCAATTTTACCTCTTAATAATGCTTGATATTGATTTTTATCTTCCATAAGAGACCCTGTGAATCAAAAGAGTTTGAAAGTAATAATATTAGGAATTTGTACTAATAACCACACAAACTGCAAACGGCATATACAAAGACAATTAGTGGCAATCTACAGACATGAACGCACAACTCACAGAAATCATGCGCCTTATCACCAACCTGATCCGCACCGGCACCGTGACCGAAGTGGACCGGGAGAACTGGCTGTGCCGGGTAAAGGTGGGCGAACTTCAAACCAACTGGATTAACTGGCTGACGCTGCGCGCCGGTGGTGCCCGAACATGGTGGTGCCCGTCGCCGGATGAGCAGGTAGTGGTCCTGAGCATGGGCGGCAATCTCGAAACCGCGTTTGCGTTGCCTGCTATTTACTCCAGCCAGTTTGCACCGCCATCGGATTCAGTGGACGGCAGCGTGACGCAGTACCCCGACGGCGGCTGGTTTGAGTACGAACCCGCCACCGGGCGCTGGCACGTCCGGGGCATCAAATCCATGGTGATCGAGGCGGCCGACAATATCACCTTCAAAACCTTGGAGTTAGTTGTGGAGGCCGACACCACGCGCATCAACAGCGAGGTGGTGATCAACGGCGCTGTCACCCAGGGCGGAGGCCCGATGAGTTCCAACGGGATCGTGGTGGATGACCATGCCCATATCAAAGTCATGAAGGGCGGCGACACGTCGGGAGGACCTGTATGACGGTGTATCTCGGCATGAGTCAGAGCAACGGCAAAGCCATTACTGACACGGATCATCTGCGCCAGTCGGTGCGCGATATCCTGCAGACACCGCAGGGCAGCCGAATTGCCCGGCGTGAATATGGCTCCCTGTTGTCCGTGCTGATCGACCAGCCGCAGAACCCGGCGCTGCGCCTGCAGATCATGTCTGCGGTGTATATGGCCCTGAGTCGCTGGGAACCTCGCCTGACGCTGGAATCCATCACCATCCGCTCTAACTTTGACGGTTCCATGCTGGTTGACCTTACCGGACAGCGCAACAGCGGCGCGCCGGTTTCCCTTTCCGTATCAACAGGAGCAGACAATGGCGGTCATTGACCTTTCCCAGCTCCCCGCACCGCAGATAGTGGACGTGCCGGATTTTGAAACGCTACTGGCGGAGCGCAAAGCCGCCTTTGTGGCGCTCTATCCGGCTGACGAACAGGCTGCAGTCGCCCGCACGCTGGCCCTGGAGTCTGAACCCATCACAAAACAGCTGCAGGAAAGCACCTACCGCGAAGTCCTGCTGCGCCAACGCATCAACGAGGCCGCGCAGGCGGTCATGGTGGCGTATGCCCTCGGCGGTGATCTGGACCAACTTGCCGCCAACTACAACGTCAACCGCCTGACGGTAACGCCAGCTGACAACGACGCCGTGCCGCCGGTTGCCGCAGTGATGGAAAGCGATGACGCGCTGCGCCTGCGCGTGCCTGCGGCATTCGAAGGGCTGTCCGTTGCGGGGCCGACGGCGGCCTATGAGTTTCACGCAAGAAGTGCGGACGGGCGCGTAGCTGATGCCAGCGCAACCAGCCCGGCACCGGCTGAGGTCGTGCTGACCGTACTGAGCCGGGAGGGTGATGGAACGGCAGAGAATGACCTGCTGGCCGTGGTTGAAAAAGCGCTGAACAGTGAAAGCGTGCGCCCGGTGGCGGACCATCTGACGGTGCGCAGTGCCGAAATTATCGCGTACAGCGTGGATGCAACCCTCTTTCTCTATCCGGGACCGGAGGCTGAACCGGTGATGGCAGCGGCAAAAGCCAGCCTGCAGAAATACATCGCCAGCCAGACGCGACTCGGACGTGATATCCGCCGTAGTGCCCTATATGCCGCGCTGCATGTCGAAGGTGTACAGCGTGTGGAGCTGGCGTCTCCGTTGAATGATGTGGTGCTGGACAAAACGCAGGCCGCCTCCTGCACGCAGTCGAATGTGACCAACGGAGGCACAGATGAATAGCCTGCTGCCGCCTGGCTCATCGCCGCTTGAGCGTAGACTGGCGCAGAGCTGTAGCGGGATTTCCGGGCTGGAGGTGCCATTGCGCGATCTGTGGAACCCGGCAACCTGTCCGGTCAGTTTCCTGCCGTATCTGGCGTGGGCCTTTTCCGTTGACCGCTGGGACGAGAGCTGGACGGAGAGCGTGAAGCGCAGGGTGGTGCAGGATGCGTTCTATATCCATCAGCACAAAGGGACGACCAGCGCAGTGCGTCGGGTGGTGGAGCCGTTCGGTTTCCTGATCCGCATTATCGAATGGTGGCAGACCGGTGAACAGCCGGGCACGTTTCGCCTGGATATCGGCGTGCAGGACCATGGCATCACAGAAGAAACCTATCTGGAGCTGGAGCGCCTCATCAGCGACGCCAAACCCTGCAGCCGTCATCTGATCGGTATGTCCATCAATCTGCAGACCAGCGGGCCGTATTTCGTCGGCGCGGCCACCTACACCGGCGAAGAAATTACGATTTACCCGTACATCAATGAAACCATTATTTCCGGCGGCACCGCCTTTGAGGGCGGGGCGGTCCACGTTATCGACACAGTGAGAGTGAATCCATGAGCGCAAAATTCTACACCCTGCTGACGGAGATCGGCGCGGCGAAACTGGCTAGCGCCGCCGCGCTCGGCGTCCCGCTGAAAATTACCCAGATGGCGGTGGGCGACGGCGGCGGTGTACTCCCTACACCCAGCGCGCAGCAGACCAGACTAATTGCTGAGAAGCGCCGGGCCGATCTCAATATGCTGTACATCGACCCGCAGAACAGCAGCCAGATTATTGCCGAACAGGTGATCCCCGAAACCGAGGGCGGGTGGTGGATTCGTGAGGTCGGGCTGTTCGATGATACCGGCGCGCTGATTGCCGTCGGCAACTGCCCGGAAAGCTACAAGCCGCAGCTGGCTGAGGGGAGTGGGCGTACGCAGACCGTGCGCATGGTGCTGATCACCAGTAGCACCGACAACATCACCCTGAAAATTGACCCTGCCGTGGTGCTGGCAACGCGCAAATATGTCGACGACAAGGTGCTGGAGCTGAAGGTTTATGTGGATGACCAGATGGCGAAGCATCTTGCTGCCGCTGATCCGCATTCGCAGTACGCCCCGAAAGAAAGTCCGACCCTGACGGGCACACCCAAAACGCCGACGGCACCGGCGGGAACGAATACAACCCAGATTGCCAGCACGGCATTTGTGCAGGCGGTGGTGACGGTACTCAATAATGCGCTGGCACTGAAAGCGCCGCTGGCTAATCCTGCCCTGACGGGAACACCGACGGCACCCACTGCAGCACAGACCACCAACAACACGCAAATTGCTACAACGGCCTTTGTAAAGTCAGCGCTGGCAGCCCTGGTGGGTTCATCCCCTGCGGCGCTGGATACCCTGAACGAACTGGCGGCCGCGCTGGATAACGATCCGAACTTTGCCACCACCATTACGAATGCGCTGGCAGGAAAGCAACCTCTGGACAATACACTATCCGCGTTATCTGGGAAAAATGTCGAGGCATTGCTGCAATATCTGGGGGTGAAGAGCGCAGCCCTTCGCGATGTGGGAACCGCCAGCGGACAGATCCCTGATATGAATGCGTTTAGTTCAGGAGGCAGCAGTAACGCTAAATTCACTAAACTGCCTGATGGAACTGTTATTCAGCGTGGAAGTGCATCAGTACCATATGGCGGGGCAACAATTACGCTTCCGACAGCTATGCCGTCGTCAAACTATGTTGTGCTGGGGATGGATTTGGACGGGACTGTGGGGAGTGGCGGAATGATTGCGGGTAATCCCCTGACCGCAACAACACTGCATCTACATGGCATTAACTGGAATGGGGGAACGACAAACGATAGCTCCCCTGGGGCGATGTGCTGGATGGCGATTTCATTATGAATAAATTCTATTTTTCTGCCGGGAACCCGGGCTTTTATGTTGATGGCGCGTCTGCTGTTCCTTTTGATGCGGTTGAAGTTTCAGAGGATATATATAGCGCATTCATTGGAGTGCCCTGGCCCGAAGGTAAACAATTAGGTGCTGATGTAAAGGGGTCACCTGCCTGGGTTGATATCCTGCCTCTAACGGAGCAGGAGCTCACGATCAAAGCCGATGCTTACAAACAGCGATTACTCTCAGCCGCAGATGACTTCATCTCCGACTGGAAACTGGAGTTGATGCTTGGAACCATCAGCGAAGCAGATAAAGTCACTTTAACCGAATGGATGGCCTACAAGAGAGCTGTTAAGGCCGTGGATACCAATGAGCCATTAGCGATTGTCTGGCCGAGTACACCATAAAGAGAGTGGTTCGCCAGAGTAGTATTCTTTTTAAGCAGATTTTAGAGGCTCAGGGTAACTTATCACTGTGACTTGTGCTTGTAGGCTGGGTTATTGAGTTGTGATAGCATCTCCCAAAAACTAATGAGAGTGAAAATGAATCAGCGTGTTTATTGGTTGGATGCCGCAAGAGCAATAGCTATTTTGCTGGTTGTTTTTACTCATTGTCATGAGCAAGCGCAGGTTACTGACCCTCTTTGGGGGGGCATATTCTATTCAATAGACCGGCTCGGGGTTCCTGTTTTCTTTATGCTTTCAGGCGGATTAATTCTTGATAGAATCAAAGATATTCCGATAATGGATTTTTACAAGCGAAGAATTGTTCAGTTTGTAATTCTTTTATGTGTTTATTCTATTCTAACAAATACAGTTAAACTCACTCTGGATTCCGGAGATATTCTTTCATCATTTAGTAAGTCCGTTATTAGCTACAATGCTATTTTTAACTCCACAGAGTTTAATGGTATTTATGGCTATGCAAGACAGCTCTGGTATATGTATGCGATTATTCAGTTGTATCTCATTGCTCCTTTTGTTTCAAAATTGCTTACGGCGCTGACGACGAGACAGATTGTTGGTTTTCTGGTTTTGTGTGCATTGTTTAACCAGGTTAAAATGACGGGGCAAACCTTCGGATTTGACTGGAATTTACTTCGTCGTTTAGGGACCGATTTTACGGGTTCCTTCCTGTTTTACTTCGTACTGGGTTACGTTCTAATTGCCAGGAACGGTCTTGATGCGATGAGTAAAAAATTACAGTGGCCATTGTCGG